ACGTGAACGGAATCTTAAGAAGGTTTTCGGCGAGAACACTTTTCGTAATATCGTCTGTCTTGCTACTGGTGCTCGAAAAGATAAGTATCTTAAAGAACACTACGAAGATTCAGGATACTTCTGGATTGAAGATAAGGTAGAGAATGCAGACGATGGCTTTGATGTTGGTATGAAACCTCTTCTAGTAGAACATGGTTTCAATATGAATGAAAAGAATCTTTCATATCCAATCGTCAAAAACTGGAAAGAAATTTATGAAAGGGTAGTTACATCATGACTGATATTGATGAAAAATTACTGAAACAAATATACGACCTTGCCGGTGATATTAGATACGAACAGGTATACGACGAGGTACTTGATAATACAGTAAAACACATTGATAATTGTAATGGTAATGGTCTTATAGTTGCAGGTGTAATGTTAACCCAAGCATTGAGTATATACAAAACAATGTTGACAGAAGACGGATTTGATGATATAGTAGAAGGTATCGTAGAAGGTATCGTGGCAAGCAAACGTCATGTAAAGAAGTTCAATGTTCCTACTACAACTAACAAAACGTTACATTAGTAAAGGAGTTGACCAATGAAAGTTTTTCTGATCATTCTAACCTCATTTGGCGGTCTTGCCGGTGATATTAGATACGAACAAGAAACATCTTCTTACCGAGATTGTGCTATTGCTGCTGAATCTATCAAGAACAATCCCGGTAAGTTCTATCGTAATATTGAAGAGTATACCTATAACAATATTGATGCATGGTGTGAATACCGATGAATATTTTTGCTCTATCAACGTGTCCTGAAGAATCTGCACAGATGATGTGTGATAAACATGTTGTCAAGATGATTGTGGAAACTGCACAACTTCTATCAACAGCACATCGTATTCTAGATGGCGAACAATATACCGATAAGACTGCTAACGGTAGGTCTATCAAACGATGGCGACATCCTAATCATAATTTAGAATCTAGTCTCTACAAAGCATCACATGTCAATCATCCTTCTGCGGTATGGGCACGTGAATGTAACAATAATTACATTTGGTTACAATGTCATTTTGAAGCCCTGTGTAGTGAATATACATATCGATATCACAAAAAACATTTGACAGAAGAGAAACTCGTTGATATACTATCTCATGTACCAAATAATATTCAACGAGCCAAGTTTACACCCATTCCACAAGCAATGCCTGATAAATACAAAAGTTCTCATTTCGTAGACGCTTATAGGAGTTATTATGTTGGTGAAAAAGCAAGTTTCGCAAAGTGGACAAACAGACCAGTTCCTCAATGGTGGAACGATCCCTCTTATAAATCATGATGAAACAGACGTACAATGGCTTGAACCAATGCAAGCTAAATGTCTGTTAGAAGCTCCAAACTCTTCATGGAGATACGCCCATATATACTACAGAGAACAAGCAGCAAAGTGGGAAGAGAAACTAAGAGTACTAAACAAAGAACGCATTTTACGACAACTAAATCATTTATGAAAGGAAACTGAGTTGGGTAAGAAGAAGGCTTCAGGCAAACATTACGTATCTAATGGTGAACGTCCAAACGTTAACAGGTCTACTGTAAAGTCGGTCAGACGTAATATTACGCGAGTGGACCGATTGGATGATATTATGAAGGCGTGGCGACGTTTAGAGAATCCTTGGATTACGATTCCTAATCCAAATACGAAGGAAACAAACAAACGCCATATTCGTGTTCGCACTAATGACTTGTTTGGAGATCCAAAGGGAGAGTTTCGAATGGCGGTTAGTACGACATGACAAAGCTAGAAATATATACACAAAATGGATGTTCTTATTGTACAAGAGCAAAAACTCTTTATATAAGTAAACAGGAAATGTTTCCTGAATATGTTGAGTATAATATTTCTGAAAGCGAGGTTTGGAAAAACGAATTGAAAAATAGAGTGCCAGATGTAAAAACTGTTCCTCAGATTTTCATCAACGATAAACATATTGGCGGATATGATGAGTTCTGTGATTGGATTGATAATCATTATAGTGGGAGTTGAGAATGCAAGAATTTGAACGTGATTTGTTGGTTCATGCTTTACGTACAAGTGTAGTTCGTCTTGAGTTTACTAAGAAGAGTGGTGAATATCGTGTAATGAAGGCTACTCTAAAGGAAGATATGATTCCATCAGAACATCAACCTTCAGGCGAAGGTGTTTTAAAGACAGCAGAAGTACGCCCTGTATATGACCTAGATAATATGGGTTGGCGATCCTTTCGTTGGGATACTCTAAAAAGTTGGGCGGATTGGGAGAAATTTGAAGTATAAATAATATGATAATTTTGAAGGAGATATTATTAACAACAAAAAGGTAAAACTATGTTTAAATATATTAAATATCTATCTGTAGTTACTTTGTTATTTTTAACAACAGTTTCGGTAGCAAAGGCGGAAGAATCAACGACAAAGGCGCCAGAACTTGTTCCTGGTCTTGATTTTATTATTAGCGCAGACAATATGTATTCTGTTGAATCAGCAAATTTTAAGACTGAATTTGGTATAGAAGCGGAAGCTACTAATTTAGGTATTCTCGTGGGATTGTATCCTTTAGTACATTGGGATTCACAAGATGCATCTGAATACAAAGCAGAGATTACTTGGGATCTTGATGCCGAATGGTTTCAACTATCTCCACACGCAGACGTTATCATGGACAGAAATTTAGAACATCAAGAAACAACAGTTGGTGTTAAAATCTCAAAAAGGTTTTAATATATTATAGGGGGTGAAATTCCCCCTATAATCATAATGGAGGATATTATGTCGCATAGAAGAGATGATTACCCAGATTTTATAGATGAAATTTATGTACCAAGAAAAAACGAAATCTGTGAAGAATGTCAAAGACCTGCTATTACATCTACATTAGATAATTGTCATAGATTAAATTGTCCATATCACAAAGATTATTATACTGATTAAAGGTTTTTAAGAATGTCGTTGAAAGTAGTTATGAATGAAAACGAGTTAAACAATTCTATTGGTATTGAGACAAACGAATTGAATAGAAATGCTATGGGTGGCACAGAGATGATGCAACATGCATTATATTCAAAGTTATCAAAGGAGTTGTTAGATAAATTCCAAATTATTCCATCTAGAGTTAGGAATATTGATCCTAATCGTCTTCCTATTCTCTGGTTGCACGATTTGGCGGAAGACCCTGAATCCAGGCACCTCAGTGATAGTGGAAATCGGAGCAGATTCAGACGACTTGTTTTTGTATCCCACTGGCAATTTACAACTTATCATAAAGTTTTAGGTGTCCCCTACAGCGATTCTATTGTTATTAGAAACGCTATTGAACCTATTCCTACTCACGAAAAATCAAAAGAAGGTCCATTGAGACTCATCTATCACACTACACCACACCGTGGTCTTGATGTGTTGTTAGCTGTTTATCAGAAACTATCTGAAAAATGGGGCGATAGAGTTCATCTAGATGTATACTCATCTTTTAATATCTATGGATGGCCACAGAGAGATGAACCATTTGAACAATTATTTCAAATTTGTCGTGATCATGAACATATCACATACCATGGAACTGTATCCAATCAAGAAGTAAGAGAAGCATTACAAAAAGCACATATTTTTGCATACCCCAGCACATGGCAAGAAACTTCTTGTATTGCTGCGATTGAAGCGATGAGTGCTGGTTGTTGCGTAGTTTGTCCATCTCTAGCGGCACTTCCAGAAACTACTTCTAACTTTTCTCTTATGTATCCATTTGATGAGGATAAGAATCAACACGCTCATATGTTCTACCAAGTTCTAAATGCGGCTATAGAATCATATTGGGAAGAAGATATGCAAACAAAATTGCAGTTTCAGAAACTCTACACAAACACATTCTATAGCTGGGATCTACGAGCACAAGAATGGGAGGGATTATTAAAATCCCTATTAGACCACGAAAAGTAATTATAGTTTGTTTAGAGGGTTATTCAAGGCTTTTTCTATAGTCTTGTTTACCCTATCTTCTAGTTCGCGAATATCAGATTCTACTTTTCTTCGCGTTGCATCCATTCTATCATCCGCAGAGTTAATCATCTCTCTCATATCTTTTTCAGTAGATCTCATAAGTTCTCTGATTTCGCGTTCTGTAGCAGAATTCTTTTTCTCTAGTTCGTATATCGTGTCTGATAATTGATTCATATCGTTCTTTAGATCGGTACGCATATCTCGCGCGGTTTCTTGAGCCTCACCTACTAGTACATATGACTCTTCGACCTTCTGTTTCAATAATTCTACTCTTTTATCGAAGCCAGAAAGATCAGGAGCAACATATGTTGTAATCTTTTGTTTCATTGTCGTATAATCTTTATAGACCTCAAAGGCGCCGTACAAACCACCAATTAAAGTGGATAGCGCCATTGCGACAGCAACCATCTTGCCACCCTTGAATTTAACTCCAGCAAATTCTATCTCTGCCATTTTACCTTGTACCTATTACCCTATTATTGAATTGTGATCTTTCTAACTCATTAAACTTCTGATCATTCATCAAGAATCGACTAATAAATCTGTTATCCTGTATACTTCCACCAGGAATCTGTGTTTGTTCATAAAAAGGTTTATCCTGTAACTGCACGCCAGTATAATCTTTAAATCCCGGAACATATCCCATCATAGCGACGATTGATGCCTGTGCTGCTACTTGTGTTTCAAGTGCTGCTGACTCACCCATCTTTTCTGCTAATGACTCAATACGTTCCTGTATAGCTTGTTTAATTCGTACTTCTTTAGAAGGTTTTTCTTTTTCCTTCTTTGCTTCTTTCTTTTTGGGTTCTTCTTTTTTCTCTTCTTTTACTTCTTCTTTAGTCTCCTCTTTCTTTTCCTCCTTCTTCTCTTCTTTCTTTTCTTCTACAGCGGCAACTTTAATTTCTTCTTTTGTTTCTTCTTTGACTTCTTCAGTATTAGTCTCTACTTCTGCTGCTATCTGTTGTTCAATTTCTTGTTCTACCTCAGACTCAATCTCTGCGACTACTGCTTGTTGTTCTGCTGCTACAGCTTGTTGAACCTCTTGTCTAGTTTCTGCTTGTAAAGTTTCTACTCGTGCGGTAAACGCCGCTGTTGCTGTATCTAGTTGTGATACTTCTGGTATAACTACAGTTACATTAGGAATACCTTCAACTTCAACTACTGATGTTGTAATCTCTTCTTTATTTGTTTCTGTGACTGCAACAACTACAGTCTCTTCTATTGGATTTGCTTCTGCTACTGTCTCTACTTGTTGTTCGTCTTCAGCGGTTTTTGTTTCTTCTGCTTGTTTCTCTTGTTGCGCTGCTAGTGCTGCTGCATATCCATCACATGTAGGACTAAACAAAGGATCTATATTACAGTTTCTAGCGATAACCGCCTGTTCGTAACCCGGACATCTTGTATCATATAATGGATCTAAAGAACACTGTTGATTGTAGTAAGCAGTTGCGTAACCTGGGCATTCTGTATCATAGAGAGCGTCAAGACTACATTGTTGATTGTAGTAAGCAGTTGCGTAACCTGGGCATTCTGTATCATAGAGAGCGTCAAGACTACATTGCTGATTATAATAAGCGGTCTTATATCCCGGACAACTAGAATCATATAATGGATCTAAAGAACATTGTTGATCGTAGTATGCCTGTGTGTATCCAGGACATTCACTATTATAAAGAGGATCTAAAGAACACTGTTGGTTGAAATATGTTTCATTATAATCAGTGCAGTCAGTATCATATAAAGGGTCTAAAGAACATTGTTGATCGAAATAAGCTTCTGCATAACCAGTACATTCAATATCATATAAAGGGTCTAAAGAACACTGTTGATTAAAATAAGTTTCTGCATATCCTGAACAGTCTTCGTTATATAAAGGGTCTAAAGAACACTGTTGATCGAAATAAGCTTCCGCATATCCTGAACAATCTTCATTATATAAAGCATCTAAAGAACACTGTTGACTAAAGTAGGCATCAGCATATCCTGAACATCCACTATCATACAGAGCGTCTAGTTCACACTGTTGATTATAGTATGCTTGAACGTAACCAGAACAATTCTCTGAGTATAATGGATCACTATCACAAGGATCAGAAGCAGATGCAGTACCAGCAGTTCCATCACTATAACTATACACGTTATTTGTCGCTGACCAACCAGTTACTCTATCATCGGCTGTAGAAGATCCAAAATTATATAATGTACCACCTGGATTTGTATATTGATATTGTGTCCATTCGCCTTGTGTAGCATCGCCTATAACACCAATAGTGAAAGCATGGTTTTGTATGTTGATCATTTGATGGTACATATCAAAACTACCATCTGGACGAATTTCTAGACCTACTGTATTCCGATTACTGTTATAATATTCACTTATATTATTCCATTGATATCTTTGGTAATTTTCATTACCCTGTGTGTAAAATCTTCCTTCTGTTGAATTGTCTATCAAGTCTGTCCATAATACAGCAATTGCATAGTTATAAGACGAACTAAGGGTTGAATTGGTGTCTAAATTAATACCATTACAACACCAATGGGTCGTTGGATTTACAAATTGAACAACACCATTACTATGCATATAGGATGTGGTATAAGTATTTCCATAGAAAGGAAATGAAAATCCTAGATTTACCTGTGCGTAACCATCGTCGCTGATATTATGTTCAACGATTGTAGGAGCACCTGTAGAGGTGTCAAATGTTTGTGTTTGAGCACTAGCGTTATAGGAGCAAAAGCAAACCAAGAATGCCAAGAATGCCGACGCCAAATACTTTAGCTTCATCGTCATCTACTTTGTCTCCATCTAGATCTTTTGATTCTGCATCTGGAACCATTTCGGGGTTTGCATCCCACTGGTCAGCGGCTGGTTGTCCAATTTGACCAAGATAAGGACAGGGTGTACCTGCCATTTTCATGGCATCAAACACTCTTCTATCTTGACAGAGAACACTAACAGCGGCGACTTTCATGCCCATATCATAAAGGGTTTTACTCAACTTCAATCTCTCACAATTTGGGTCACGAACAGTGGTCCCTTTACTGAGACCTAAAATCTGTGTTTGTACAGCAGTACTCGCGCCCGTAGTGCAAAGATCCATATTATTACTATTAATACTTGGAGAAATAGCGCTGGGTGGTGGATTAATCACTATCGTTTTTGTATCAGTGTCAGTAACGACATTACTAGTACTGCTACTATTACTCGTATTCACATTATTGTTATTGTTATTTGTAGTAATAGTGCTTTGAGCAAACACAGAAGATGAAAACATAAAAACCACGATAAATACCAAAAACGGTATTGCGGTTTTCATTTTTGCCTTACACCTCCTTATTATTGTCTATACGGTTTATTTATATTTAAGGATATTTAAAATGCTCACAATAAAAACTTTATTAGCATCTTTTATGATATGGATGAATGTTCATACAGGGTTGACAATACCTCATTTACCAGATATAATGTTAAAAGATAAAGAACAGTTATTTCATATGGTTTATCCAGGAGTGAAATATGAAGGTCCTGAGAAATCAGTAAATGTGATGGGAGTGTATGTATCTGATACGATATATCTACCAAATGATTTTGATGTGAATGATATATGGGATCAAAGCATTTTATTACACGAACTCATTCATCATTATCAAGAATATAATGACATTGAGGATTTATACGAATGTCCACAGCGAAGAGAATATCATGCTATAATGATTCAGAAAGAGTGGCTGGATCAACAAGACAAAAATATCTGGGAATATTTAAGTCCATTGTGGGTTCTTGGGGCAATGAGTTGTCCTGGATTGATGGGAGATGGTCGAGCACGATGAGAAAACCGCCTGGCCATGCAGGATACGTCAAACCAGACGATCCCTGGTGTGATGAGTTTATAGATTATATCGATACGAGATATGGTGGTCGTGTTGAGTTACAGCAGTTTCTCAAAGATATGGATTGGAAGGGAACAGATACACCATGGGGCCCCGGATTGAGATGGACCTACGATTTTGGCAAAGACCAAAAATTTTATATCACAACAAAAAAAGGGGTTGACAAAAAATAAAATCTCTGGTATTATATAAACATGATGAACGAAAGAGTGAATGAGATGACTACTTTTGATTTTGGCAACGGCCTGGTCCCCGCCCACCAGCATTCTAATGGTGGTGGATGGGTTGCTGATACCGCCACTGTTTCTGAGACCGCCTATGTTGGGCCTAACGCTGTGGTTTCTGGTAACGCTAGGGTGTCTGGTTGCGCTGTGGTGTATGATAACGCTATGGTGTCTGGTAACGCTATGGTGTCTGGTTACGCTGTGGTGTCTGGTTACGCTGTGGTGTCTGGTTACGCTGTGGTGTCTGGTTACGCTGTGGTGACTGGTGACGCTGAGGTGTCTGGTAACGCTAAGGTGTACGGTAACGCTTGGGTGTCTGGTAACTCTAAGGTGTATGGTTACGCTGTGGTGTCTGGTAACGCTAAGGTGTATGATAACGCTGAGGTGTCTGGTAACGCTTGGGTGACTGATAACGCTTGGGTGTCTGGTAACGCTTGGGTGACTGGTGACCCTGTGGTGTCTGGTGACGCTGAGGTGACTGGTGACGCTGAGGTGTCTGGTAACGCTAAGGTGATTGATAACGCTTGGGTGTCTGGTAACGCTATGGTGTATGATAACGTTATGGTGTCTGGTAACGCTGTGGTGACTGGTAATGAATGAAGGAGTGAATGAGATGACTACTTTTGATTTTGGCAACGGCCTGGTCGCCGCCCACCAGCATCCTAACGGTGGTGGATGGGTTGCGGATACCGCCACTGTTTCTGAAACCGCCTACGTCGGACCTGACGCTATGGTGTCTGGTAACGCTATGGTGTCTGGTAACGCTAAGGTGTCTGGTCGCGCTGTGGTGATTGGTGACGCTGTGGTGACTGGTGACGCTAGGGTGTATGATAACGCTAGGGTGTCTGATTACGCTTGGGTGTCTGGTGACGCCAGGGTGTCTGGTAACGCTATGGTGTATTGTGGCGCTGTGGTGACTGGTTACGCTAAGGTGTCTGGTGACGCTGTGGTGACTGGTTACGCTAAGGTGTCTGGTGACGCTGTGGTGTACGGTAACGCTTGGGTGTCTGATTACGCTTGGGTGTCTGGTTACGCCGTGGTGGATGGTTACGCCGTGGTGGATGGTTACGCCGAGGTGTCTGATTACGCCAGGGTGACTGGTAACGCTAGGGTGTATGGTAACGCTGTGGTGACTGGTTACGCTAAGGTGTCTGGTGACGCTGTGGTGTACGGTAACGCTTGGGTGACTGGTAACGCTGTGGTGTCTGGTAACGCTCAGGTGTTTGGTAATGAAAGAAGGAGTGAATGAAATGCTACAAGTTAATGATACAGTTGTTCTTACAGGCAAGACACGCCATGGTAAAAACCGTATTCAGCAACATGGTAAATTGTGGTTTGTACAAGAAGTACGAGGTGGTAAAATGCATCTCCGTAGTGAACACAAAACTGATGGTCCTATGCATAATAAGGATTTTGACGGACGTTGGGTAGAATTACAAAATGACCCAAACTTTGAATGGCTAAAAGGAGTCTAAAATGAACGATACTAATGAAATGACTGCTTTTGATTTTGGCAACGGTCCGGTTCCCGCTCACCGTCATCCTAACGGAGGCGGTTGGGTTGCTGATACCGCCACTGTTTCTGAGACCGCTTATGTTGGACCTGATGCTGAAGTGTATGATAACGCTGAGGTGTATGATAACGCTAGGGTAACTGGTTACGCTAAGGTGTCTGGTAATGCTGAGGTGTCTGGTGACGCTAGGGTGTATGATAACGCTTGGGTGTCTGGTAACGCTTGGGTGACTGGTGACGCTTGGGTGTCTGATAACGCTAGGGTGTACGGTAACGCTAAGGTGTATGATAACGCTATGGTGTATGATAACGCTAGGGTGTATAATAACGCTAGGGTGTATGATTACGCTTGGGTGACTGGTAACGCTAGGGTGACTGGTAATGAATGAAGGAAAAGTCTAAATGTCTCTTAAACCTCGTAAGAAACGTGTACTTGCTCGCCGAGTAACAGGTCTTAGTGGTGCCCCTAAGACTCCTGGACGGGCGGCTGATTTTTATTTTCAATACGAAGTTGAGAATAAACAGATTATAGAATTGGTCAAGTCTTGGATTCGTACTGAGTTTCCTAAGAAAATTGCCACATCTATTCTAAAACAACCAGACTGGAAATTTATGTTTCCACACTGGGCATGTATTATTCACACAAACGATTCCTCTCGTATGGACTATCTTCGAAATAGAATTTCTCAACTGGCAGAGGAAGAAGTGAAAGTCGTAAAATCCCCTAATAAGAATACGACACAAAAAGATAAGATTGATCCAGTAAAAGAATGGATTGGCGAATTAGAAGAGGTAGTAGACCGACAAGATGACAAGTTTGATTTCTATCAGTTTGCTCGAATCAAGAATATGAACAAAGCACAAACTGAAAAAATCATTCAATATTATAAAAGAGAATATGAAGAACTCTTGGAAGTAAAGAAAGGTAAAAGTGAGGATCTTAAAGAAGCCTGGGGATATCTAAAACGTAAAGGTTTGACAAATCGTATTGCATTTTTTGAACGTCTATTGTCTGAACTAGACAAGCATATAAATAATAAAAAGGTAATACGTCGTCCACGTAAACCAAAGGTAAAGTCTGCCGCGCAACTCGTAAAAAACGTCCAATATCTCAAAGAATCGAATGAGTTGAAAGTTGTGTCGGTAAGTCCAGAAACAATTGTTGACATGAAACAATTGTGGGTATATAATGTTAAGTATAAGAAATTGACTTGTTATAACTCTTTGGAGGGTGGTTTTAAGATGAAAGGAACCACACTTCAAAACTTTGATATGGAAACAAGTATGTGTAAGATGTTACGTAAACCTCAAGAGCAACTAGGTGAGTTGCTAAAATCGGGAAAGGTCAAACTCAGGACTTTCATGGATAAACTAACAACCAAACCATCAACGTTTACAGGTCGTATCAATAAAGATACACTATTAGTGAGAGTATTATGAGCAATGTGATTCAGTTTCCTTTGGAACGAATGGGTGTATCGCCCATTGTAAAAGAAAGGAATCTTCCACAATCTGAAGAAGAGACAATAAAGGCTATCACAATCAATCGAATGATGTTGGTAGACGAAGTAGTCAACACAGAATTTAGCCGTCTTGCTACGAAAATGATGATGCAAGGGTTTCCTATAGAAGATTCTGGATTCTTCAAGGATTATATTTTTGTTGGAGAGATGATGAGAGCCATACTATATAATAGTGTGGATATCGAACATCCTTTATATGATGTCATCTTAAACAATCGTGACCGTCTCAAGAAGATGATTGAGAATGGCGATATTGTATTTGGTGACGAAGAGGAAGATGACGAAGAATAAGGTGTGATATGATTTTGTTAGATTTTTCACAGGTATGTCTATCAGGCATTCTGGCGAGTGGCAATAAAGATTTTAGTGAAGATCTTATTCGTCACATGGTACTAAACTCAATCCGTAGCTTTAAGACACGGTTCTCTGAATACGGAGAAATGATACTCTGTTGCGATGACAAGAACTATTGGCGTCGTCAAATCTTTCCTTACTATAAGGCAAATCGTAAGAAGAGTCGAGAAGAATCACCACTCGACTGGAATCTTATCTTTGATACGCTGAATTCAATCAAAGAAGAGATTCGAGATAATTTTCCATATGTCGTAATTCAAATCGAATCTGCCGAGGCTGATGACATCATTGCTACAATGGTCGAACGATTTGGTGGTAATGGTGAAAAGATCATGATTGTCTCTGGCGATAAAGACTTTTCACAATTGCAAAGGTATAAGAATGTTGAACAGTATTCCCCTATTACGAAGAAGTTTATTAGAGTTGAAGATCCTATGGCTTACCTTTACGAACATGTTATCAGGGGCGATGCCGGCGACGGAGTACCTAATATTCTTTCTCGTGATGATGTTTTCGTCGTTGGTGCTAGACAGCGTCCATTAACAAAGAAAAAGGTTGCTGCAATGATTGATGATATGAATCGTGGTATCACTCCTTTTGATGGTGAAGTACATCGAAACTATATGAGAAACATTCAGTTGATTGATCTATCTCGTATACCAGAAACAATCCGTACACAAGTTATAGATACATATAAGAACTATGAAAAAAAGGATAAATCAAAGTTGTTGAACTATTTTATTAAGAAGAGGTTGAAAAATCTAATGTCTGATATTCAGGAGTTTTAAATGAAAGATGGTATTGCTGAAATTATTGAAAAGGCGTCTAAGTTAAAGACAGAAAATGAGAAAATTGCGTATTTACAAGAATCGTCAAAGACCTGTATACCATTGATACTTATGTTCAGACTAATGTTTGATCCGAAAGTATTATTTGATCTCCCAGAGGGTGATCCACCATACAAACCACAACCAAAAGAGTCTGATTTACAAAATTACCTATATCACGATTTTCGTAGAATAAAGTATTTTATTAAAGGTCAGTATGAAAACATCAAACCGATTAAACGGGAAACGATGTTTATCGAATTTCTGGAATCTATGGATCCAGACGATGCTCTAATGATGTTGTCCATCAAAAATAAAAAGAGTCCTTATAAAGGAATCACTAAGGCGCTTATTAAGAAAACTTTCACAGAAGCAAAGGATTGGTAATAGTTATGTCTAAGACTTTTCGGGCTCGCCGTAACAAGTGGGATGATGATTACGATGATTATGATAATCCACGACGAGTAAAAAAATTTCGAAAAATGAGAGAAGAACGTCAAGAATCTTTAAAAAATAAATTTAATTTAAATGAAGGTGAAGATGATCCAGAACATACCATTCATAAATCGTAAATCGGCTGTTATTATAGGTAATGGTACTACAAGACAAAATTTCAATTTAAATAATCTTGTTAATAAAGAAAATCTTTTAATCTACTCGTGTGGCGTTGCTTACAAAGGATTTGACGATCCTAATAAAGTAGATTATCATGTTACCATTGAAGAGTATAGGAGAGACCAGTTAGAAAAAGAAGACCAGTCCCCTATAATTTATCCAGAAGATATTGAGGACCATGTAGAGTCTATGTTTTATCATGGACACGCTGGTCCTCGTCCTCGTTCTAATACTGGTATGTTTGCTATGAAATGTGCTATAAGAACAGGTTGTTCGGTGTTATATATATTAGGATTCGACTCTTTAATTAAAAACGACGAGACTCAATCTATCAGCAATATGTTTAAAGGAAAGGCTGAAACAAGAACAAGAGCTGCGGATAATCCAAATAGAATTAGATATCTAGATTGGTTTATGTCGCATAATCATCTTGTAGACTTTATATTTGTTTTTGATAAACAATATGAGTTTTACAGATGTCAATCCAATAATATGCATGGTTTGTCTTATTCAATGTTTGAGAAGATGTTAACAGATGACATTTCTTTTTGATCCACTAGAAAAAGCAGGAAGCACTACTTTAACCATATTCATAGGATATGATTCTAAAGAAGATTTCTGCGCTAAAATACTAGCGCATACAATTAGAAAATATAGTAATCATAGAAAAGATTTTGTAATTATTCCTTTGATCTACAATCAACTTTATGCCAATGAATATACATCAAGAAAATTAGATAAAAGAGGATCTACAGAATTTTCTATGACTAGATTTCTTTGTGTTCCTATCACAAGATTACATATGCAATATCCTGAAAGTATAGAAAATAAATATAAAGGTTTATTAGAAAGATATTCTTTATTTTTAGATTGTGATATGATGTTTACTGAATCTGTTTGGAATTTATTAAAAGTGGCGGACTTGTCCAAACCAGTTTCTGTTTGTAAACACGATTATTCTTCTGCATCTCGTTATAAGATGCATGGTACTCCCCAAGAGAATTATCCTAGAAAGAACTGGTCTTCTGTTACACTGTGGAATTGTCTTCATGATAAAAGCAAACAGATGACCTTTAAATTAGCTGATACAAAAGATCCGGCATATCTTCATAGATTTCAAGGGTTCGATGATAATGATATTGGAGAACTTCCTTTAAAATGGAATTATCTAGTAGACGAACCAATGGATCGAGATTATTACGGATTAGAAAAAGATGAACTTCCATCTAACATTCATCATACTTTAGGTTCACCTGTTTTTAGATTATATCAGGATAGCGAATATTCTGATCTTTGGAAAGAAAATTTCAAAAGCGTGTTTTCTAGAGATTTTGATGAGACAAAAGACACTATTTGATAAATAGAGATAAGGAGGACTAATGCCAACTTATACATTTTTTAATGAAGAATCCGGCATGGAATGGGATGACATTATGTCAATCTCAGAAAAAGAAAAATTTCTCAAAAATAATTCTCATATTAAACAGGTTATCAGCTCCATGAACATCGTTTCTGGAGTTGGTGGTATTAAGAATGATGGGGGTTGGAACGAAGTAATGGACCGAGTGTCTGATGCTAATCCAAACTCCACGTTTGCTGCTTCTAGAGGATCACGGCAAACATCAAAGGAGGTAAAAACAAGACAGGCTGTAGAAAAGTGGAGAAAGCAGCGAGCAAAAAGTGGAGACTCAGCAAAACTTTAACTCGCACAAAGGAACTAATAAATGTCCCTTATTAACCTAGAAGATTACGGCGTAGGTAAACTTACAAAAAGGCAAAAAAGAGAACTGAGAAAACAACAGAGTAATTCGCTTAGAATACGATCTATTCAACCGAAAACACAAAATCAAAAACGAGCCTTTGATCACTATGACGAAGAATATAATCTTCTACTGCATGGTCTTGCAGGAACAGGAAAGACCTTCATATCACTCTACTTAGCACTGTCTGACGTTTTAAGCCAAGACTGCGACCAACATAATGTTACCATTGTTCGCTCGGTAGTCCCAACAAGAGATATGGGATTTCTACCAGGAAGCGAAAAAGAAAAATCCAAAGTATACGAAGCGCCATACTCTAGCATCTGTAGTGAATTATTTGGAAGAGGCGATGCATACGAGATTCTGAAAACAAAGAATCTTATCAACTTTGTTACAACATCTTATATTCGTGGACTAACATTAGATGATACGATTGTAATAGTTGATGAGGCTCAAAATTTAAACTTCCATGAGTTGGATTCTATCATTACCAGACTTGGTGAAAATAGTCGTATTATGTTCTGTGGTGACTTTAGACAGAGTGATCTTATTAGAGATGAAGAAAGAAAAGGATTATTGACATTTATGAAAATTCTTGATACAATAGAAGAGTTTCAAACAGTAGAGTTTGAGGAAGACGATATTGTGCGAAGCAGTATCGTGAAAGACTATATAATCTCAAAAGCAAAGCAGGGAGTTTTGTAGATATGCGCGAAAAGTTGATTGAACTTGTTTTAGATTACTGTGTACGTAATGAAGAAGATCGGGAAATTCCATATAAAGCAGATGAACTTCGAAAATATACAAATGAGTATCTATTGGAACTGATTGAAAAACAATTAGATTGTTATATGAATGTAGTTCACGGTACTCGTTGGCGAGAAAAGGTTGGAGTTAATCTAGTTCCGCCCTCGACACTAGATCAGTTGAATAAAGAAATTACAAAACAAGTATCCAAAATAAAGTATGCTAATGATTTTTTATATGGTTACGGCGATGTAGACCCTTTATTTCCTAATAAAAACGATAACACTTTTTTAGGATGGGAGTTTGATGAAGGTTATCCAAGATGATGAAATTTATTCATCGCCAAATAAGTTTACCTGATATCAAGGCAACAACGAATAAGGAAACCGGCAGGATGTATCATACTCCTGCCGGTGACTTACCTTCTATCACCACTGTTCTTGGTCGGTTGTCTCGTGACGGTATTATGGCATGGCGAAAAAAAGTTGGTGAAGAAGAGGCAAATCGAATTTCAGGACAAGCATCTTCCAGAGGTACTAGGCTTCATAAAATTTGTGAAGACTATATAAATAATGTTGAACCTGTTTTCAAGTCTCCTTTAGATAAGGAGATGTTTTTAAGTGTTCAAAATACACTAGATAGTATGATAGAAGAGGTTTATGGGCAAGAGGTTCCGTTATATTCTGAGTATCTTGGTATAGCGGGTAGAGTAGATCTTGTCTGTAAATGGAATGGTAAAGCGTCAATCGTTGATTTCAAGACTTCTCGTAAATTAAAGAAACGTGATTGGATCGATAATTATTTTATGCAATGTACCGCATATTGTGTGATGTTTGAAGAACTAACAGGTACGCCGGTGGATCGATTTGTCGTTTTAATAGCAGTAGACCAGGAATCGGAACCACAAATTTTTCTCGGCAAGAGAGACGATTATATCTCTCCGCTGGTCGATGCTATTAGAGGATTCTACGATGAAAAGAATCTTGTTCATCCTAACCCTGCTGTTTTCAGTAGGTTTCACTAACACCGCCGCTGCTCAACGAGTTACCTGTGTTCCTTATGATGATGCTATCACACCTCTTATTGAGACATATGAAGAAAAAGTTTTATATAGAGGAATTACGGACAATAGCAGATTTATGGTGGAAATATGGGCAAATGTTGAAACGGGTTCATTTACCATTGTTCGTATTGGTTATATAGAGAGACAAAAAACGATTTGTGCCACGATTGCCGGTGAAGGGTTTCATGAGGTAACAGTACAGCCCAAGCCCGAAAAAAAATCTCCAAAATCGTAAAAAAACTGTTGACATTTAATCTCTACCGTATATAATGATTATAGTGAATGAGACAGAGAGAGACAGAAACATGACAGGCATTTACAAAGTTTTCCAGATCAACCTCACCGATGAAGAAGTTGACACCATCAACCGCACCGGTGACCATGGCGCTGTTTCTAAGAACGTGCTGCGTATGAAGATTGATATGTCGTTTGGTAAACCTGTTGGACATCTGGTCAAGGAAGCCTTTGAGAAAGGTTACTATGAGCATGTCAGCAACATCACCGCTAATAGCCTTGATGGTGTGTTCCATGTTGGTAATATGGGTCCAGAAGAGAACATCGAACGGTTTCTTCCCATGCACAGCCTGAGTGTTGGTGATGTGATCATGGATGAGAACGGCATGTACCACATGGTTGCAAGTTTTGGTTTTGATGAGGTGGACGAACTTAATTTGGAGATTGCATAAAAAAACTGTTGACATTTAATCTCCATCGAGTATAATGATTATAGTGAATGAGACAGAGAGAGACAGAAACATGACCAGCCGCGTAAAAACCACATGCCTCTGCCCCGGAGCCCACAAAACGACGAACACCTCGCCAGTCGCCTATATCGAGCGGGCGTATGACGATCCTTCAACTTGGTTCGTAAAATACGGCGACTATGCGGGGCGGTGGGCATCCTTCGCGGAGTGCAAGTCTCTCATCGAATCCGTCGCATCCATTGATGACGATAGCCACTCTTACCCCATCACGATCGGATGATGTGGTTGTGATGGTACGCCGATTGTTGAAAAGTGGTCTATCAAAAATTTTCGGGGATATGAATAATTTTGCTTGACATTTAATCTCCATCGAGTATAATGATTATAGTGAATGAGACAGAGAGAGACAGAAACATGATGAAATTTGCCAAATACGACACCAAAGCCATCGATATCAAGACCGCTTGGATGGCTACCAATGCCGAAAGTGAAGTTGATATCATTGAAAACATTAATGATGAATACGAACTTTGGATTGGCAAAAATTTCGTAGAGATGTACGAAACCTTCGATATCGCCAAGCGGAATGCTGAGGCGAAGGTTAGTTTCACTGTCAAGTGGGAGGATTGATATGGCGTTTGCTCCTTATACCAACGACCGTCGCACGATTGGAATTGACTCTAAAGTTCTGGGTCAGTTCCGAGAAAAGGAGTATGATCACTTGTTTGAGTTTGCTGAGAATGATGATTGGTTTGCTGATGAATATCCCCACAAGATTTTCGTTGGTAACGACGAAACTCGTATTGGTCTTGTTAAGAAGACTGTAGCGTATGTGGTCGTAGACGAAGGCGGCGATGGTACGCCGATTGTTGAAAAGTGGTCTATCAAAAATTTTCGGGGATATGAATAATTTTGCTTGACATTTAATCTCCACTGTAAGATAATGATTATAGTGAGTGAGACAACGGAGCAAGCAAAGGAGAGATACTATGCAAATAGGTGATAAAATCCAGCTCAAAGGTAAGAGCAAACACGGTAAGAATCGCATCCAGCAGTTTGGTACGGAGTTTTGGATCAGCGAGATTCGCGACCGTATTCAAACAACCAAACACCGTTCGCTGCCAGGACCTTTTGCAATGGTGTTTAGCCCCACGGGTGACCATCGTTGGATCGCTTTAAAAAATGATCCAGATTTTGAGATATTGGTTGACAAAAATTAATTCTTTTGTTATGATATAAACATGATGAACGAAGGAGAGAAATTATGTTGAATGCACTGAAGATGTTGGTCGAGTTTACTGCTTTCTCTTGTCTGATGGCAGTTATCCTAATGTATATGGTAGCGTTCTCTTAATGAGTTTATTCCTGGGTAGCTCAGTGGTAGAGCTGGCGGCTGTTAACCGCCCGGTCGGGGGTTCGAATCCCTCTCCAGGAGCCAATTTGCTGGTGTAGCTCAGTTGGGTAGAGCAGGGGTTTTGTAAACCTCTGGTCGGGGGTTCGAGTCCCTCCACCAGCACCATTTTTGGAGATGATATGAGTATGCATCTTGTGGGACCGTGGATGACAACAACATCCACTCGTAAACGTAAATCTAAAAAGACCAAACGTCAATTACAAGCCGATATCGAACATGATAAATGGCTTCGTAAGATGGGTGTTCATGCAGATAAACGGGGATTGGCTCAGTCTGGTAGAGCGGGCGCTTTGGGAGCGTCAGGTCGTTGGTTCGAATCCAGCATCCCCGACCAAATTCCTCTCAGTAACAAAATTGTACCGATTCAAACGAATAAATCAGTTGACAGAGAGACAAAACTGATGTATAGTTCTCAATATGTTGTCGGTCAAGCGTATAACAAAGGTGGTCTACAGGTACTATCTAAAGAAGACGCTAATGATCCAACCACTGGAAAGAGGCGAGGATGAATACCATCGATTTTATTAATAATGCAGAATACCTTATTCGTCAGTGTCTAAATCAAACGTGGAACATGCAGATTGATCCACTGATGAAAGCATGGTTGCAGGACGCATGTCTTGATCTTGCAAAAGCAAGAGAAACGGAAAATCGCGATCTCCATTGGACTGAAGATTATTATGAAGAAGTACTACTCCTTCGCAAGAAGGTTGAGAAGTACGAGACCATTCTAAGACATGCAATGTCTGAAAAGACTGGTTAAATCTAGATTATATCATAAAATAACAAATCGCTATGGGATTGAAATGATGATTAAACACGAACCACTATTTGATACTGACAAGATTAGTGAACACTATACTAAGAAAGATGGTGTTCCTGTTACCTATGTGTGTACAAGTGCTCTGGGCTCTGAGGCATGGGCAATGGATATCTTTTACAGAGAGACTCCACATCCTGAGTTTGGTAACCATTACTTTGGATTATATTACAATATGGTTGATACACGAGTAACACAAAAGCCACAAATTATGATTACCAATGCAGATCGAATTGAATCTGTAGAGTTTGGGCTTGTTGAAGATGATGATGGCAATCTACAGTACAGCGCACATCGCCATGATTATAAACGGTTTAAGAACGGCAATATGATCGACGGAGGCCGTGCTTATATTAAGTCAAGTATGTGTGAAGTTAAACACTACGTTGTTCGTAACGGTGAAATGGTGGAGAAAAACTAAATGATAAAGAAATATAGGATCACCACAACTCTTCGTCCCGGTATCAAAGATATGCAAGGCGATGCAGTAGCAAATGCTTTACGATCTATGGGATATGATATGGTTGAAAATGTTCGAATCGGTAAGACTATACATATTGAATGTGATGAAAATTTAGTTGACGACATTGCCAAGTCTGTATATAATGAAGTAATGGAAAATTATGTGATTGAGGAACTATGAAAAAGGTAATCATTATCAGTCTCAGTCTTTTGCTTTCAGCCTGTGCTGTAACACCATTGACACCTATTGGTATTGCTTACGACGTCGTAACTCTACCATTTGAGATGGGGCATGTAGTCGTAAAGAGAGTATTACCTTGATTGATTGGTATATGGTAATATTTGTTCTACTATCATTTTTGCCTTTTGCATACGCAATTTCGAAATTGTGTTGGAACTGTTAATTGGTCTCGTAGCTCAATTGGATAGAGCAAGAGCCTTCTAAGCTCTAGGTTGCAGGTTCGAGTCCTGCCGAGATCGCCAAATATGCGCCCATAGTTTAACGGTAGAACACCCGGCTTATATCCGGCATATGGTCCCCAGATTAGGGAGCGGTCCAGGTTCGAATCCTGGTGGGCGTACCAAATATAAATAACACCGTGCTGCTGAGGCTCGTTTCAGAGAGGTACCAGTAGGGATGGCAGATGGAGTACTGAAAGAGAGGAAAAATCGTGGTCATCGTTTTTTTTTATAGAAAGGATGTTCTATGGGTTGGAATCCATTTAAGAAAAGCAGTTGGACTAAACTAGGAGACGACATTGCGGATACTGCTAATGACGTGGCAGATACCGTAACAGACACCGCAAATGATGTCGCCGATACAGTTACTGATACTGCTAATAAAGTTGCTGATGGCGCTACTGATGCTTATAATGCAACGAAAGATTTTGCCGAATCACTTGCTAACGATACAGCAAAGGCGGTACAACATACAACACAAACTTGTACATCGCAGGCATCTGAGTATGCAAAACAAGGTTTCGATGTTACTTCCACAGAATGGAAGAACGGAACAAAGGCTTGTATTGATAGTGTAAGTCATGGTGTTGAATACGTAGAATGGGCAGCAACAGAAGCATATGAATGGTTAGATGCGAATGCTTGTTATATTGGACTTAATCTCGCTCTTACTACTGGATGTGTCGCATACTTTACACCGAAACCAAGTGCTACTGATCCGGGAACGGTAACTTCAACAGCAATTAGTTCTACCTATCTTGGTTATATTGCAACACAAGGTATGAATACCGCCTGTGCTGTAGCCGTTGGTGGTTTGATTACAGAAAGCATTTGGTTAATTCCTGGTGTGAAAGGTAATTGTGATAAAAAGATGTTGAACAACGTCATTGTGAATATGATTGCAACTTGTAATCCTGCTGTTCTTAGTGTTAGTCTTGCAACTCCCGCTGGTGTGGGTATCTTTGTAGGTAGTGTTATTTCTCCAATTGTTGCTCAATTGGTATGTGAAAAGATTGCGCCAAAGGGAATGAAAAACGCCGTGAGTTGA